ATGTCTACCAGAGCCCCGGCTCGTTCTGAGCAAAGCAAACAACAACCCATCAATCTATCCTCGCTTCCCCGTGAAGAGGCAATCGAACGCGCTCGCGTTGCCGGCCGCCAGATTCTTGCCGACAATGACGCCGTTTCCACAGTGGCGATGGACCTGTGGACCGGCTGGATGAACGCAAACGTTCCGAACGCGTGCGGGCAGTCTGAAGAGGAATTTGGTGAACTCGTCAACTCGATGATGAGCGATTTCTTAAAAGGGCTGACAGACGGCGTCAAGCGGTTCGCCGCGGACGCTCATACGTTGAACCGAGTCGGAGAATTCCTAAGCATGGAATCGGCGCTGGCCTGGAAAATTCGCAACGTGCTCGCCTTCATGGAAGCAGCGTTGGACGATGACACTCAGGACAGTTTGCCCATTCGCTGCACGATAGCCGACTTGAGCGCCGAGCAGGGCAAGCTCGCGACGAATCTGATGGATCTCGTATGGAGAGCCAGTCATGCTTAAGAAATTGCCCACCACCGACGCATCGGGCGTCGACAATTCATCTGCGGTTGATTGCCGTTCTCCCGGCCTTGGCGAGCTAACTATCCTCCTGCGGCCTTCTGACATCGCGATGGCCGTATATGTCGGCACGCGTGCTCAGCTGGAGGGAGAGGGTGTGATCCCCCCGGGAACCGAATGGCCGACCGGCTTCGCCAGCGTTTGCTGGCAAGCGAACGGAATCGACTTCTGTCTGAAGCGCGAGCGGCCGGAAGGTGCGAAAGGTCGGCAGCGTGAATTTGTCGAGTGTGACAACTGGTGGTTGCGCGTGACGAATCCGCGTTTGAATTGGCCAGACGAGTCTATCCGGCTTCAGTATATGAAGCTGGGAAGGTTGCTGTACCAGCGAACTCAGGAGGGCATCGCTGCGTTAAATCGCCAGCACGAGATGTATTGGTCTGCGAGGCGCGACGAAAAATACCAGGCATTCAAGGCGCTTATTCCGGGCCTTGTGCCGCCGCCGCGCAAGCGTCGCAACCGCCGTACGCAATCCGAGGTGGGCCATGACTAACAATGTCCATGTCCTGCCGACCAGACGGATGCCGGGGCGTCGCACAACGCGCCCGGTTCCAGGCGCAGCTGACGCCACCGTGCTGAGCTTCCGGCCGCAATGCGACGCCGTTGAGACGGCCGAACAGCGGCTTGCAAGGATCGACGAGGCTACAAAACGGATGGCCCGTCATTTACTACTTGCCGTGCGGACTTTCCACGAAATCAACGACGTTCTCGAAAGCGGTTGAGAAGGTTGGCATAATCGTTTGCAACCGCGCCTAGCCCGACGGGGCGAAAGCAGGGCTCCCTTACCCTGCTGGCGCGGCAGTGAATTACCGCAAGAATCTATCCGCAGCTGGCTCCATCGTCTTTACATACTTTTGGGCGTGCTCAATTTCTCCTTGGAGGCGTCGAATTTCTTCGGGCGGCGCATTGTTTTGTTCTGCCAACAGCACAGCCTCATCAAGTGCCCTTATTGTCTGCTCGTAAAGCATCAGTGCCCATCCGAGCTGAATTCTTAATCCTTGCCTTTCTGCCGCCATCGTTTGCGTCAGTTGTTCAATCACCCGATGCAGGTGGCTCATATCCGAGCTTTTCGAAAGCCGTTCGATGATTTCAGCGTTCATCGAGCGTCCTGCGTTCTCCGCGCTAACGGATATGTCTGCGTGTAGGTGCCGCGGCAAGCGCAGCGCCGTCTTGATGTACTCGTCTTGAGTCGCCATTTTCCCTCCGTGCCGCCAAATTGCCTTCAAAATGAAGTTGCCTTCAATTTGGTGGCGATCTATACTTCCACTGTGCCTTCGTTATGAAGGCACTATAGCGGCAAACCTACCATTTTGGTAGAAAAATCTTAACTTTGGGCGTCTGCGAGTCGCGGGCAACCACGGGAAAGTGTGAACCGTTTAGTCATCCTGAGGGGTACATATGCGATCGGGCAGCAATAAGACCGGCAACGCCGAGGCCGGAGCGTCTCTTCCAATGATCGGTCTGTCGAAGTGGTCGCAGATCGCACCGTTCTTGCCTGTAGGGCGAGAGACCTGGCGCAAGTTGTGCCTGGCTGGCAAGGCACCGCCTCCAATTCGTCTCTCGGAAAAATGCACGGTTTACAAAAACGAAGAAATTCACAGGTATCTGGAAAACCCTCTCGGCTACATCGTCAAACCTGAAGTTAACGAAGTGGCCTGAGGGTCCGCCATGCAGACCTCACAGGTACGCGTGCGCGCGCCGCGCACATTCAGGCAGCCGCGCCTCGACGTCTGGTCGATTAACGCGGTAGACCACATCGAAGTGACCGGCCAGGCGCGAACTGATGCTGAGCGTGAGGCCCGAATCTCTGCTCTCGGCATGTTGATGAAATCGCCCTCGGCTACCGGCTTGTGGCAGCGCGTGTGCTGCTGCGAGATGACCCGCGAAATCCGCGCACGCAGTGCCGATCAGCGTCTCTCTATGGAACTGGCGCTCCTTGAATCGACTCGGAGGCCGACGTGAGCATCCAGGCTATGGCGTGGTCGATGGAACAGCAGATTGTCGAGGACTCGTCGGCGAGGCATGTGTTGCTTTGCCTTGCCAATTACGCAGACCGCGTCGGAAAGAACGCCTTTCCGTCGGTCAACACTCTCGTCGAACACACGAGACTTTCCGAGCGTACCGTGCGGTCGAAGCTGGCCTCGCTTGAGCAAGGAGGCGTGATCGTCAGAGGCAATCAGGCGATCGTCGCCGCGTATGTGGAGCGCGCAGATCAACGTCCGATCTGCTACGACTTGAATATGTCTCGGGGTGCAGTGGTTGCAGGTCGTGAGGAACGGGGTGCAGATTTCGACGGATCGGGGTGCAATCCTTGTAGGAACGAGGTGCAAATGACGCAGGAACGGGGTGCAGCAGTTGCACCCAATCCGTCCTTTAATCCGTCAACTAATCCTTCTCTCTTGAGCGATTCGAAATTCGAAGAAGCGTGGAAGCTGTATCCGAAGCGTGAAGGCGGAAATTCGAAGCAGGCGGCTTTGAAGGCGTGGAATGCGCGTGTCCGTGAAGGCATCCATGCTGATCTGCTCGTGTCGGCCACGAAGGCTTACGCGGTTGCGATGAAAACGGCCGGCAATGTCGGTACGCGTTACGTCCGTCAGGCGTCGACATTCTTCGGTCCCGATCGTCACTTCGAAGCGCATGTGAAGAGCGTGGATCCGCAGGAAGGGCCGTTCCAATCTGCCGAGCTGGCTGACAACTGGTGGACTCGCGCTGGATTTCGCAATGAGTGGGACGCGATGAACGCCGGCTGCACCGAGCGCAATTCCGTGCTTTGGCGTGATGGTCGACCGACGCGCAGGCTTGCTGGTGCGAACGTTGAACCTTGGCCGGAGACCACGGCATGAACGCACGGGAACTGGCCGCGGCGATGGCGGATAGCGCCCAGCAGGTCGTCGAGCATCTCCTGCCGAACGGACGCAAGTCGGGAAAGGAATGGAAAGCGGGAAGTACTGCGGGCGAGAAAGGGCAGAGTCTGTCCGTGTGCCTGTCGGGTGCAAAACGCGGCGTGTGGAAGGACTTCCAAAGCGACGAGGCGGGTGATCTGCTTGACCTGTGGTGCGCGTGCCGCGCGCTGTCGGTGGCGGACGCGATGCGAGAGGCGAAGCACTTCCTCGGCATTCGCGACGAGATGCCCAAGCGCCAGGCGCCGACGTATCAGCGGCCGGAGCGCCCGAAGGCACGGCGCGTGACGTCTGTGCTCGAAGAGTGGTTCGGCGCGCGGGGCCTCACGATGGACACCGTGAATGCATTCAAGATCGTCGAGCAGCCCCGCGGCGACGCGATCTATGCGGTCTTTCCGTACCTGCGCGGCGCCGAACTGATCAACGCGAAATACCGCAATCTGGCGGACAAGAAGGACATGCGGCAGGAGGCGGGCGCCGAGCCATGTCTTTTCGGTTGGGATCTGATCGAGCCGACGTGCCGCGTAATCGCGATCGCGGAAGGCGAAATCGACGCGATGACGTTGCATCAGGTGGGCGTGCCCGCACTGTCCGTGAACGCGGGCGCCGGAAATCACCAGTGGATCGACAACGACTGGGAGCGGCTCGAACGCTTCAGCGAGATCCTGCTTTGCTACGACAACGACGAGGCTGGTCGCAAGGGCGTCCGCGAGGTAGCCAACCGCCTGGGGCTGGAGCGTTGCCGGGTGGTGACGTTCGGCGAATCGAAGGATGCGAACGAATACCTGCTTGCCGGCTCAACCACGACGGATTTCGAGCGCTGCTGTGCGGCGGCGCGCGGTTTCGATCCGGACGAACTGCGTTCGATCTCCGACTTCTGGTCGGGAGTGAAGGCGCTGTTTTATCCGGCCGACGTCGATGCAAATGATCCGTTCCTCCAGCTCTGCGGTCAGTCCCAGGTGTGGTTCGAATTCCGTGCCGGCGAGGTGACCGTTTGGACCGGGTACAACGGCCACGGCAAATCGTTGCTGCTCAACCAGGTACTGATCGGGCTGATGGGGCAGGGCGAGCGCGCGGTCGTTTTCTCTGGCGAAATGTCGCCCGAGCGTCAGGGCAAGCGTCTGTCAAAACAACTCGGCGGCCTCGACCGTCCGTCGCCCAGATATCTCGACGCCATGTCCGACTGGCTGCGCGATCGCATGTGGCTGTTCAACCTCATCGGTACGGCGTCGATCGACCGCCTGCTGACTGTTTTCGGCTACGCGTTCAGGCGGTACGGGATTCGCCACTGCGTGATCGACAGCCTGATGATGACCGACGTTCAGTCGGACGGGCCGGGAGCGATGACTGCGCAGAAAGAGGCGATGCGCAAGCTGGCCAACTGGGCGCGCGCCAACGGCACTCACGTGCATCTGGTTGCCCATCCCCGCAAGGGAGCTGACGAACGCAAGACACCCGGCAAGCAGGACGTATCTGGCGCCGGTGTGATCACTGACGCGGCCGACAACGTATTCGCTGTGTGGTCGGCGCAGAAGGACGAAGCACTGTCCGACGACGAGACGCCCGACGGCTTTCTGACGCTGCACAAGCAGCGCAACGGCGATGTCCAGAATCGCTCTATCCCGCTTTTCTTCAACGCCCAGGCACAGCAATACAGCACGAGTCATTACCGCCGGCCGTACGTGTACGTGGCCTTTTCCGAAGCAACTGGAGACCAGTATGAACAAGTCGAAAACTGATTCCATCTCGAACGGGTACGTCACGGTTGCAGACCTGAGGGAATCTCTGACGCGGCGATTCGAGCTGATCGGTTCGTATCCGTTCGAGCGTGTCTCCGGCGCGATGTCGATGCCGGATCGGCAGGAAGCTATTCGCCGCAACTACGCGATGCTCGACAAGCGGGTCGAACTCGGCCTTGATGACTGGAACAGGTCCTGTCCGTATGAGATCGCCGACTGGCTGACGGTGCTCACGACGCCGGAATTTGGCGCGTGGCAGGACATTCGTTCCTGTGGACTGCCGCTCTGGCCTCGGTTGCCGGTCGGTGGGTTCATCGTCAGCTTCGGCAATCCGGAGGCGAAGGTTGCGCTTCAGGTCGGCATCGAATACGACGGCGTTCCGGCCGATGAGCTGCGCGCCGATCACTGGCTGAAGCAGATCGGCTGGCGGGCGTTCCGCGTGCCGTTTGAACGGTGCCTGCGCGTGATGGATACACCGTCGGACGTGGTGGAGCGTGAAGGAGAGGTCAGCGACGAATACCGCGCGCGACACCTCACAGAGACGCTTGCCGGGACGATCCAGGATCTTCGTCATGCGCTAATTGCTTCGGGCACGCGGGTCTGACCATGAAGCAGATCGAACGCGAAGGCTCGGCGCAACGCGCAATCTGCGCGCTGCTCGGCGCCACGCCCGGAATGACCATCGCGGCGATCGCGGCGGCGCGCGGCGTTCATCCTCGCGCGATCGCACGGCAGGTTCAGGCGCTGATGAAGGAAGGATTCGTTTGCGGCGCCGGCTACCCGCGCCAGTACCGCATGACATCGAAGCCGATGCCGGCTCCTGTGGCGAGTACTCCGCAGTCAGCCGTCGTCACGCGCGCGCGGCGGCGCGAAAAGGAAGCGACTGACAAACCGTTCGGCATTCCTTCGGTCGGCGATCTGGAGCGCGTCGTTTCGAGCTGGGTGGGGTCCTGATATGCCAACCATCCGCGAACTCTACAGGAAGGATTCGAGCACCCGCGCAATATGCGCGTTGCTCGACGCCGCGGGCCCTCTCACCCAGATGCAGATCTGCGCGGCCGGCGATTTCACCGGTGGTTGCGCGTGCAAATGCCTGAAGTTGCTTATAGCTGAAGGCTACGTTGTCCGCGGCGCGCGCGCGATGAACCGGCACCGGACGTCGATCGGTCCGCGTCCATGGACGTACGTGCGAACGTCGAAGGTGCTGCCGCAGACGGGCACATCACGGCCGGCCGCGCCCACGGCGCAAGAGCTGTGCGACGTCATGAACAGCATCATCAGACGCACCAACGTCGCTGCCTGAGAGCAGGAAATATTCGTAGAGTGTCTTCGTCTCCAACGCTCGATGAGAGTTTAGCCCCGCAGGTCGGGGCTTCTTTTTCGATGAAGCCAGAATCCGTTATCTGTCCGTCGTGCGGTGCCGAGTGGCAACTGACAACGATCGAGATGGTTCGCCATCGTGGTCCGTTGTGGTGTGTCGCATGCGTCGAACGTGCAGATGCGAGGCTCGTCGAAGCGCTCAGGCGCCATCCGCAGAAAGATGCCGCGAATAGGTCAAGCGGGGTAGAAGGAAGGCCGAGCGGGGGCCATTAGCCCAGCCCTGAGATTCACCGGTGTCGCGCCGGCTCAATAAACGTGGATGAATGGTGGAGTCGCCCCGCCACGACCGACCGGAATGGCTGAACGCACAAGGGCGCAGCAGGTCGACGAATCCGGATATACCGCCCGCGGCTTAACAAACCACTTTTTTAGCGGGTGGGAAGTCACGCCCTGTGCAGAAGGTTAAGCGTGTTATTGCCCGCCCAGCCGAATTCGGGCGGGTGCCACTGTCAGAGCTTCTCGATGCGTCCGGCCAGTTCAGCGACGAATCCGCCGAGCCAAGCCGCCGCGTTTTTGCCGGATTCCTCCGGGTTGCTCCTGTTGTCTACAGCGACGGGGTGAAGCACGCCAGCCTGAACCGCCAGCCTCGCGATTTCAATAGCGCGTTCCGTAGCCTCAGTTCGATTGTAGGTTGCCATGTAGTTTCCCAATTGTGAATGCCGGCCCTCCCGGCGATGGAATTCTACAGGGCATAACCGACTTCAATGCACCGGTGCAAATGCAATCGCCTGAACCCCGGCCACCGCCATCCACTCGTCACGATCGGCGAACCCGTTCACCTCCGCACAATGATCGGCCATCTGCTCCAGCGTCGGCGGCACATCTGACGAGTAGTAGGCCAACGGCTCGCCGCTCGGCGTGAAGATCGCGTAGGTCATCATCGCAGGCTCCTGTGTGAACGGCGCCATCGTACTGCTACGCAACGGAGACCCCACCGCAGGAAATAATCCCGTCGAGCCGTCTCGCCTCACGCGCACGCACACGCGCGAGGAAAGGCTCCGACAGGAGGGATCGGAAGAGGGTGAAGGTGGCCGGTTCGGGTGTCATGCCAGCCCGGAAAACACGCGTTCGGCCGCCATCCACGACGCGCCACACCGTAGTAGTTCGGCCCGCCAAGGCTGCACGACATTATAAAGATAATGTCGTGTAAGAGCCCATTTCGTGCGGGTTTACCCTCGGTAAAGCGGCGTTGGATAAGAATGATTCGCAACTCTGGGACCGCCCGGGGCCCCGCCGGACGGGGTGCACAGAATTCGGGGAGCACCTGTCCAATCTGCGCACAGGAAAAACACCGATGATCCTTCGCAACGGAGGATTTGCATGGCTCTCAGCAACGCCGCCTTGCTCAAGGCGATTTCCGAGGATCGGGCACTCGCGTCAGCGATGATGTTTCCGCATCGTCATCCGCAGGCGTCGCCCGCATTTCACGTCGAGGTTATGGACCTGTGGCGTGCGGAGGATGAGTTCGTTCTGATCGAGGCATTCCGGGAGGGCGGCAAGTCGACGCTGTCGGAGGAGTTTCTGCTGCTCGAAGCGGCCTTCGGCAATTTTGGATACTGCCTGATTATCGGCGAGACCTACACGAAGGCCTGCCAGCGTCTTGAAGCGATCAAGCACGAGGCGCTGCGCAACATGAAGTTGCAGAGCCTTTTCGGCAGACTCAGGCAGGACGGGCGGAAGTGGAACGAGCATCAGATCGAATTGCCGAACGGCGTGCTGCTCGAGGCGCACGGGTGGGAAGAGGAGCTTCGCGGCTTCAAGTGGCACGACCTGCGGCCGGACCGCGCGTACCTCGACGACATCGAGAACAAGGAGCGCGTGAAGGACGCAGCGGCGGTGGCGGCGTCGATGAACAAGCTCTATCTCGAGTTGATGCCGGCAATGGACAAGGTGAAGGGAAAAATCCGTTTCACGCAGACGCCGCTTGCCGAGGATTGTCTCGTGACGAGGCTGCGCGAAAACCCGGACTGGACGACGCGGCGCTTTCCGGTCTGCAACGGCGACATCGATGATCCATCGACCGTGGCGCTGTGGCCCGATCGCTATCCGATGGAGTGGGTGCGCAAGAAGCGCGACGAGATGGAGCGCGCAGGTCAGCTTCGCGGCTTCATGCAGGAATACATGCTGCTGGCGATCGGCACGCAGGACAAGCCGTTCGAGACCGAGCAGATCGCGGAATGCGCGGTTGATCCGGCACCGTGGTTGCCGAAGGTGGTCATCACGGATCCGGCCCGCACGACGAATGTGAAGAAGAGCGACCGGTCGGGGCGTGTGGTGGTGAGCCGGCTAGGGACAAAGATTCTGGTTCACTCATCGATCGGCGCTTTCTGGAAGCCTGACGAGGTCATCGAGGATGCATTCGCGACATCGTCGCGCTTCGGCGACGCGGCCGTGGCTATCGAAAAGAATTCTCTCGACGAGTGGCTTCTGCAGCCGATGCGCGCCGAAATGCTACGCCGCGGCGTGACGCTTGCGCTCAAGCCATTGAGTGCGCCGCAGGATCGCGACAAGACGCAGTTCATCATGGGGATTCAGCCGTTCCTGCTCGCCGGCGACATCGTGCTCGTCGGCGGCCGCGGCGCGCACGCCCAGCTCGTCGCCGAAATCCAGAACTTCCCCTCCGGCAAGCGCGACATCCTGAACGCGCTCGCGTATTTCCAGCGCGTTTTCTCGGGGGTCCCCGTGTACGAAGACTTCGGCCAGTGGAACATCGTGTCTTACTACGAGCCGTCGCAGCAGCATCCCATGGCCCTCGCGTTCAACTCGAACGGCGCCGATACGACGGCCGCGCTCATCTGCATCGAAGGGCAGCGCATGGTGGTGGTGGCGGACTGGATCTCGCCGGTACCGCCCAAAGAGGCGGTGAACGACATCGTGCAACTGGTGCGGGCAATGTTCCCGCGCGCGCGCCTCACCGCATGGGTGCCGGCCGACGTGATGGATCAGGCCGACCGCATGCCGGTCGTCGCGGCGCTGCGCGCGGTCAACCTGTACCCGATGCGCGGCGAGTATCTGAACGTCGCGCGCGGCGCGCTGTCGCCTTTGATCCGCACGGAGGCAAAGGCGCGGCGCCTCTTCCAGGTTGATCAGGAAAGCGCGAAGCACACGCTCAATGCGCTCGCTGGTGGATACAACTTTCCAATCGATCGCGCGGGAAATAAAGGTAATGTCCCCGAGACCGGGCCGCACCGAACGCTGATCGAAGGGCTGGAATCTGCGGTCCAGGCGCTCAGTTCGCAACGGGATACGGCCTTGCCGGAAGGCATCCATATGGCCGTCAATCCGCAAGGCGCCTCGTACGTCACAACCCTGCCACGGAGATGAACATGGCAATCGACCGCAAGATTACCCCGAAGGCCCCCACGCAGAAGCCGACGGACTTCTATCAATCGAAGCAGCAGGGCGGCGCCTACGGCAAGCCCGAGAAGGTGGGTGAGCGCCTGAAGGGCGGCCCGATGCGCGAGAAGATGGGCCGCAAGGGGCTGTGATGAAAAAGCGCCGCGAATATCAGGGCACGCGCTCGGTGTCGCGCGACGTCAACGAGTTCTTCGGCAAGTCGCCGTACAAGTCGAATGTCGATGATCGGCCGAAGCGTGTGCCGAAAGACCGGAACACCGGGACTTCGGTCGAGCGCCGGCTTCGCGGCAAGGTGATCGGCTGATGGACCACATCGACATTCTGATCGTCGCGCTGCGTCAGCACGCTGGGCGTCCGTCTCTCTGGAACGTTCCCTCGCTCTGGCGCGCCGTGCTCAAGCAGTGCAAGCGCTAAATGGCCCGCAAAAAGACCGCTCCAAAGAAAGACGACAAGCCCGCAGTCGAGACACTCGATTCGCGGGCTCTTGACGCTGAGAAAACAGGTGAAGAGGTAGAGAACTGGGCCGACAAGCCTGATTCGGAAGCGTACATCGAGGCGGCGAAGCTTTACCCGAAGATCGCGAAGTGCTACGAGAACAAGCAGGAGCAGATGGACCGCTGCCAGGAATACTGGGCGATCTACAACGCCCAACCTGACGAAAACGCCCAGTACTCCGGAAATTCCCAGTGCTACATTCCCGCGGTCCGTAACGCGGTCAATGCACGCATGAAGCGCACGCTCGCGCAACTGTTCCCCGTCAATCACAAGCACGTGGGCGCCACTGGCCCTGACGGCAATATCCCGTTCTCGCAGATCAGCCTGCTCGAGCATTACATCCGCTCGGCGGATGTGAAAGATGCAGTGCGCGCCGACCTGATCGCGGGCGACGTGACCGGGCAGTGGAATCTGTACATCGACTGGTCGAAGACTCAACGCCGTGTGCGCGAACTCATCAGGAAGCCGCCGATCCTTGAAAACAGCGAGCTCGGTCTTGAGGTTCAGGATGTCGCGGCGGACGACGACGACTGGTCATGGGAAACCGAAACGAAGGATGTGACGATCGAGGGTCCGGATATCGTTCCCTTCGCGACTGAGGATCTCGCCGTCCTGCCACCGACCTGCAACAGCATTGAGAAAGCCACCGCGACAACGATCCGGTTGCGACTCGACAGGGAAGCGGTTCAGCAGTTTATCGACGAGGGCATTTTTCTCGGGCACTCGGCGAAGGATCTGGTCGACAATCTGGCCAAGCCTGACGGCGGCCGGGAGAAGTACGTTCCGCCCAAGCGCCGCACCGGTGACGCCGGTATTCGCACTGAAGGCACGTTCAAGTACGCGCTGATCTATGAAACGCACACCAACCTCGACCTCGGAAATGGTCGGGAACCCTGCTACGTCTATTTCGCAGGTCAGGACGAAATTCTTGGCATTATCCGCAATCCATTTTGGTCTGGAAAACGCCCGATCCTCTCAGCCCCGATCGAGCGCATCACCGGATCATTCTTCGGCATCTCCAAGATCGAACCCGTCAAGTTCCTTCAGTGGAACCTGAATGACTTCTGGAATATGGGCCAGGATTCGGCGCAATACAGTCTGCTGCCGATCACGATGGTCGACCCGCTCTCGAACCCGAACTATCAATCGATGGTGGTGGGCCTCGCGGCCGTCTGGCTGACCGATCCGAACAAGACGAAGTTCGCGAATTTCCCGGCGATCTACAAGGATGCGATTCCGCTCTGCGAGAACCTGAAAGGGCAGATCAACGAGTCGATGGACGTCAACGACGCCATGCTCGGCAAGGCGCCGCAAGGCCGGAAGAATCAGGCACAGATGGCCGCCCAGGCGCAGGCTCAGGAATCGAACATCATCGACAACGCGAAGCGGTATGAGGAAGTCATGCTCAATCCGCTTCTCGAATGGATGTTCGAGCTCGACCGTCAGTTCCGCACGGAGGAGTTGACCGTCGAAGTACTCGGCGAGGTCGGCGCGCGCACGAACCTGCAGGTCATTCCGCCGCAGGCCTTCGGTGAGCGCTATTTCTTCCGCTGGTGCGGTACGTCCTACCAGCAGAACCTGCAGCGCATGCAGCAGATGATCGCGTGGATGAACGTCTTGCGCGGCATCCCGCCGCAGCAGCTCGACGGCCGGCGTCTGAATATCGGCCCGATCCTTGAATTCGGCACGGAGCAGATTTTCGGCCCTGAAGTTGCGCCGCGGATCCTGATCGACGAACGCAACCTGTTTCACGTCGAGCCTGATGACGAGAACCTGATGATGCATAACGGCCTGGCCGCTGAAATCCATCAGGCCGATGATGACCGTCGGCATATCGCCTCACACCTGCATGCGGCGCAGTTGACTGGCGATCCGGCCGGTCTTTTCCGGGCTCACGTGCAGCAGCACCAGCAGGCCATGCAGGCCAAACTTCAGGCGCAGCAGCCGAAGCCGCAAGGTCAGCCCGGTGTGCCCGGCGGCGCGGCACCTGGCGTTGCCGGTACGCCGCGCCCGGGTGCTCAACCGGGTCAGCCACGGCCGCAGGGACCGCCCGGCATGATTCATCCGGATCAGCTTGCCTCTCCTGACGCGGGGCCGAGATGAAACGCTACGTTGCCCGCTGCACGCCGTGGGGCACCATCCAGACCGGAGCATTCTTCACGCGCCTGACCGATGAAGAGAAATCCGCCGTGCTCGCTCACGAACAGGGGCACCTGCGCAATGGCGACCCGCTGCGCCGTCTATGGTGGGTGCTCTCGCTTCAGATCCTGTTCCGCCCGACGTGGGTATTCGAGCAATGCCGTCGGCAGGAATTCGCCGCCGATGCGCACGCGGTCGCGCTTGGCCACGGTGTTGGTCTGCGTCGCTTCCTGCTGCGGTTTCCGCAAACGTCGAGCCCGATCTATCCGAATGCACGGCAACGTCTGGAGGCACTCGATGGCTGACGCATTCCGCATCATCCCGCCGCAGGTGATCGCCGCCGGAACCGATGTACCGCCGGAGCAGATCAACGCCGGTTTCATCAACATGGCGAATCAGCTCAACGTCGCGCTCAACACACTGGCGAACGGCGGCGGCCCCGTATTCGCCGCGGCGATGCTCGCTTGGTTCAACAGCTTGCCAACCGCACTGCCGGCGACTGCCGGCGTGCTTTGGAACAACGGCGGCACACTGGCTCAATCGTAGAGGTGAACATGAAACGGTTTATCGCGGCGCTCCTGGTTCTCTTTGCCGCCAGCGCATTCGGGCAGAGCTATCCAAGTCCGACATACAACAACCTCACGGTGCAGGGCACCGCGACACTGACGAATCATCCCCTAGCGGTTTCGTCGGGCGGCACGAACGCTGCCGCCGCCGGCGGAACGGCGCTCGACAACGTCAGCGGATTTTCCGGTACCGGCTTTCTCACGCGCACAGGTGCAGGCGCATACGCGTTCCAGAGTCTGACGAACGGCATCACCTACGCGAATCTGGCCAAGGCCGGCGCGAATACCATGCTCGGCAACTTCACGGGTGCAACCGCAAACGTAGCCGCGTTCAGCGTGCCGTCTTGCAGCACTGCGAACAGCGCCCTGCAGTACACGAGCGCGTCCGGGCTCTCGTGCGGCACCACATTCGCGCTGACAAGCGGAACGCTCGCACAGTTTGCGTCGACGACCTCGGCTCAACTCGCTGGCATCATCCCGGATGAGACCGGAAGCGGCTCACTGGTCTTCGCGAGCAGCCCGGCACTCGCCGGTACTCCGACTGCGCCCACTGCGACGGTCGGCACGAACACCACGCAGATTGCAACAACCGCTTTCGTTCAGACTGCGGCAGGAACCGGCCGCCTTCTCAACGTCCAGGTATTCACTTCCAGCGGAACGTACACGCCCACCGCAGGCGCAAGCTCGGCCGTCATTGAATGCGTAGGTGGTGGCGGCGGTGGTGGTGGCGTCGGCGCGACATCGTCAACGCAGGTTGCTGTCAGCGGTGGCGGCGGATCGGGCGCATTTGGCCGCGCGCGGGCGACGTCGCTTTCATCGCAAACGGTGACGATCGGGGCCGCCGGCGGTGGCGGTGCTGCTGGTGCCAATGCTGGCTCGGCGGGTGGCCAGACCAGCATCGGGACATGGCTCGTATGTCCAGGCGGCGCCGGTGGTCCGGCTGGCACTGCACAGACATTGACGAACGCACAGGCCCTGGCCGGTACAGCTGCCGGTGGCGCAATCGCTACCACGAGCGTCACGTCGATTTTCCTTTCAAGAGGCAGCCCTAGCACGTTCGGGATAAGCGTCTATAACACCGGCGGCGGTGTAAGTGGTGGTGGTGCAAGTAGCATTTTTGGCGGTGGCGGCCAGGCATCAAGTGGCGCAGCCACCAATGCTTCCGGTTTTGGTGCGGGCGGCGGTGGCGCAGCCAACAACATTTCATCGTCGGCGTTGGGCGGGGGCAGTGGAACTGCCGGACTGATAATCGTCTATGAGTTCTCGTGATGAACTACGCACTCGTCGAGAATGGTGTAGTCGTCAACGTGATCGTGTGGGATGGTCACTCCGACTGGCAACCGCCGAACGGACAGACCGTCGTGCAGATTCCGGATGGTGTATATGCGGGAATCGGGTCGACCTATTCGAACGGAACATTTGGCGAACCGCCACAGCCGTCATCGACTGTTTGAGCAGTCCGGGAAATAAACGTACCGTTTGCGCAACCCTGATCAGGAGATCACCGTGCGCAAAACGATTCTGGCCAAACTGATTGGCTTTCTCTTCCCGGAAATCGGCGCGGGCAATACGCCGAACGTTCCCGACAACGGAGCATTGCCCGACCAGGTCGGGCTAGTGAATGCGATCCTCGGAATGAATCCATTCCAGGAAACCGGGTACAACGCAGCGACCAACACCGCCGGTTTCACCGCCGCGCCCCAGCAGATCTCCGGTGCCGCACAGAACTTCCTCAATCTCACAGGTGCGCTCGCAGGCGCTGCGAACATGCAGCTCCCGACGGTCGCAAACCTGATCGCCGCATTGCCGAGCGTTGTCCAGAGCAACTCGGTCGGACTCAGCTTCCAGCTACGCGTCATCAACAGTTCGTCTGGTGCTTTTGCGTGGACCGCGACGACGAACACCGGCTGGACACTGGGCGGCACCATGTCGATGGCGCAAAACACGTGGCGCGATTTCATCATCACCATCACCAGCGCGACGACCGCGACGATTCAGTCGGTCGGCACCGGAACCCAATCGTAAAGGTCAACATGAGCAAGCTCCTGAAATTGCTTCTTGGTCTTCTGCTTCCTGGTGTTGATGATCCGGCAGCAGACCCTGTTGATCCGGTCGACCCGGCAGATGATCCGGTCGACCCGGTCGACCCGGCGGGAAGCCAAACCGATGACGAAGACATCGACTTCGATTTCGTCGAACCCACACCGCGCGCCGCGCCGAAGCGCACCACCGATGACCGCCTCGCGGGAATCGAAGCGTCCATGGCAGAAGCACGTCGTATCGCCGAAGAGCGCATGCGCGGCACTGGTGCTCCGACGGCGCCGGTCGATGTCGAATTCCAGCGCGAGGAAGAGCGCCTCCGCGCTGCGGACCTGAGCGAAACCGAGCGCTGGCAGATCAATTCGAATCGCGTGCTACGTGATAGCCAACGCGCGGCCAATGCGGCGCTGTTCCAGGCCCAGGATCTGAATGACCGGACGACGTTCGAATCGAAGGTCGCCGCCGATCCGCACCGCGCGCGCTATCGCGACAGGGTGGAAGCTGCACTCGCCGAAGAGCGCCGGCACGGTCGCAACGCTTCGCGCGAGGCGATCTACTACCACATGCTCGGCAAGGACATTGCCGACGGCAAGCTCAAGCCGAAAGCCAAGGCGAAGACGCCGGCCGCAGATGTGCCGCGCGGCCGCACGCCGGCCGTTCGCTCCAATGTCCAGTCCGGACGGGGATCGACCGAACACCAGAAGCGCGCCGCGCGGCTGGAAAACCTCAATATCTGACCAGCAAGGGGAAATCCATGTTGACCAAAATCACGGCCCTTCTGCTGGGCCTCCTGCTCCCGGGTGTGACGAACAGTTCGTCGAGCTTTACGGCCGACGTCGAGGCGTACATCCAGGAAGAAGTTGAACCGCTTGCGCGGCGTCAGCTCGTCGCCTACCAGTTCGGCAAGCCGCTGAAGCTCGACTCGAACCGCGGCACGACCTATACCGCGTCACGCTACCAGCGCCTGCCGCTGCCTTACGCGCCGCTTCAGGAAGGCGTCGCGCCCCCGGGCGAGTCGATGACTCTGCAACAGGTGAGCGCCACCGCCCAGCAATGGGGCGATCGCGTGATCATCACAGACGTCGCAAACCTGACCATCAAGCATCCGCTCTTCCAGCAGGCCTGCGAACTGGTTGCGCTGCAGATGCCGGAAACGCTTGAGCGCAATACGCTCAACACGTTGCTCTCGGCGCCGCAGGTCAACTATGCAGGGGGCGTTGCGAACCGCGCCGCGCTGGTCGCGGCCGACGTTATGTCGCCGCACGAATCAAACCGTCTGTTCGCGTCGATGTCGGCTTACGGCGTTCCTCGCTTCAATGGCGATGAGCGCGAAGACATGATGATCGAGGCGGGCTCCTATCGCGATCCGTCGAAGTCGCCCGCGGTCAAGCAGCACTATGTCGCCCTGATCAGTCCGTTCTCGGCTCAGGACATGCGCGAAAATTCGTCGGTCCAGCAGGCTTGGGCATATAGCGACGTGAACCGTCTCTATAACAACGAGCTTGGCGATTTCGGCGGTATCCGCTTCGTCGAAACGAACATGATGCCGTACTGGACCGGTGCCGCGCAGATCAACGGTGCGGCGTCGACGTCGGGCGGACAGCTCGCGACCGGTACGTATTTCATCCAGGTCACCGCCGCGCCCGCCCTGACCTCCGTCGAGCAGACGATCTATCAGGTGTCGGCCTCGCTCAACGTGACCGGTCCCACCGGCTCGATTGCGGTCACGCTGCCGTCGTTCCCGAACTACGTCTTCAACGTGTATATCGGCACGACCAACAGCCCGTCGAATCTTGCCACCGCGATCGGTAACGGTGTCCCGGTGACGGGCGTCCTCGCCGGTCAGGCCACGCAGTTGCAGCCGGGCCAGACGGTCACGCTGACGGGTGTTGGCGTGACGCAGACGCCGCCGGCCGCGCCGGCTACCGGCGTGTCGGTGTTCCCGGTGATCTTCATCGGCAACCACAGCTACGGCCAGGTGCTGCTCGAAAACCCCGAGTTCCACTACCTGACCGGTGCCGACAAGTCGGACCCGTTGAATCAGACGCGCGTCGTGTCGTGGAAGGTCTTCTACGGCTCGATCCTTCTCAACACGGCCTTCCTGGCTCGCGTCGAATGCAGCTCTGCATTCTCGCCGGGCTATCAGGGCGGCACGATCACGACCCCGTAAGGAGTAGCTGATGGGCGCACGCAATACGCAGGAGCCGAACAAGACACCGGCTCCGGAAATGACAGAGGCCGATGTTATGGATTCGTCTCAAGCGGCGTCTCAGGGAACCGGAGCGGCTCCCGAGGAATCGATCGAGGCGCTCCGTGAGCGCATCAAGGCGCTCGAAGCGGACAACGAAAAGCTGAGTGCGGCGAAGGACGTGGCAGAGGAAGAGTCAGCCCGTCTTTCCGCTCAGGCCCAGTCGTCGCTGCTTACGACCTCGGTCGTTGAGCGGTTTGCCGGCAAGTCCGAAGACGGCAAAGAGCTGTGGTGGTACCGGGTAGATCTCGCGCCGTGTGGTGGAACGGATCTGCGCATCAATGGCAAACCGTACCTGCACGGCGAGACGTACAAGTTCGATACGGACACGCTGCGCACGATCAAGGAAATGGTTGCGCGCACGTGGGTTCACGAAAACGACATCAACGGGCACGCCTTCAATCCATACCGGAAGGCGCAGAACAAGGTGCTTGGTGCTGGGTCCGTGCCGTCGTGGGCCAGGCAGTAATCTCTCATCAACTCTCAGGACAAACCATGTCGGAAAAAACGTCGGCCTCTCCGGAAGTTACGGCTGTACCCGCAACTGTGATCGGCAATTTCTCGATCACGCTTCCTGCTCCGAATCAGGCACAACTGTCGGCGAGCGGTTATCTGCTCGATGGCGAGGACAAGGATTCGCTGGATGCGCGTATGGACCTCGTACGCGAGTCCCTGCAGCGCCAGCAACGCATGCTTGAGATCCCGGTTATCGAGGCGCATATCGAACAATACTCGAAAGCTCGGGACGACATCGCGAAGGCATACGCGGATCTGCTCGAACGCAGCAATGCGAAGGCAACAGGCAAGGCAGGAGCGAAGAGCCTGACGAGCCAGGAGCAGGCGAACCTGAAGACCTACCCGGCCCAACTCGATGGGATCGAACGCGAACTCGTGAAGGCGACCCAGAAGATCGCCGACGCTCGCGCCGGGGTATGAGATGGCCTACCTCCAGGCCAGTCAGATCGTCGCGCGCGCCTGCGCGATCGCAAAATGCCCTGGCTTTATCCAGCAGGGCGGCATCTATCTGAATATGGTCCTGGAGGACCTTTGGCTGCATCGTGATCTGAAGATCAACCGGGTCACCGAATTCGTGACGGTGCAGGCAAACAACTACGGCCCCTTCACGTTGCCGTTGAACTACCTGCGCACATACGACCTGTTCTTCCAGCAGAACAACCTTCCGTACTTCCTGAACCCGATCTCGACCGAGGAATGGGACCAGGAATTCAAAGACCCATCGATTGCGAACTATCCATACGAGTACATGACGATTCTTCTCGACGAGACGAGTGCGCAGGCGGCCGGCTCGGCGGGCAGTCTCTATATCTATCCGCAATCGTCGGGGCAGATCGTGCTGACGCACCGCTACATGGTGAAGCAGCCGGATATCACCGCGCCGGAGACGTCGGCGGTGATTCCGTGGTTCCCGGATCAGAACTATCTGATCAAGGCAACCGCGGTGGAACTGATGGGCGAAACGGACGATACCCGTCAGGAGTCGTGGCGCGCGCAATGCGAAGCCATGCTGCGCACGCATCTGATCATGGAAGGAGATGAGCAGGCTGTCGTCAAGTCGGTGCGTCTCGATCCGCGGCGCTTCCATTCGAACCGGACGCTGAAGCCGACGAAGATCACCGACTAGGGGCTGCCATGGCGATCCGAAACGGCAAGCCGGTACAGTTCACGCCGAAAGGGCTCTGTGACGCATTCGATTCCAGTCAGGCGTTTCCGGGCGCCTGCCAGCTTCTGACGAATCTTGTTTTCGACCAGGCTAATCCTGAGCTGGTGGTCTCCCGGCCGGGCGTTGGCGCGGCCGCCACCATGTTCTCCAGTTTCACCACTCCGACATTCGTCTCGGTCTTCATCGTCATTGGCGTGGTCGCGTACGGCATGGTGTCGAGCGGCCGCAATGCGGGCAAGGATGAGCCGTTCGCGTACAACATCCTGACGAACACGTTCATCACGATTTCCGGCGTGACATCCGCGAATACGCCGACGTCACCGGCGACGAGCGGCGCGTGGACACCGCCGACGATGGCCGTCGTGAGCACAAAGATTCTCGTGACGCATCCGGGCTTCAGCGGAACGGGAAGCAACTTCTTCGGCGTGATCGACATCACCAATCCGGCCGCTCCGGCGTGGTCGTCGGCGAACCTCGCCACAAACGCTCTCACAGGCGTGCCCACGTCGGTGGCGAACTTCAACAATCGTGCATGGTTCGCAGTCGGTAACACGCTGCAGTTCAGCGATGTGCTGGTGCCGACCACGCGCACGAACGCGTCACAGTCCGTGACGGTGGGCGACACGACACCAATAATCGCGCAGTCCGGGCTGCCGATCCAGACGACTTCTGCCGGCGTGATCGGCGCGCTGGTGGTGTTCAAGCAGTCGCAGATCTGGCAGATCACGGGCGACCCTGCGACGAGCAATCTGTCCGAAAACTACATCACGCTGACGACCGGATGCATCGCGCCGCGCAGCATCGTGCAGGGGCCGTTCGGGGTTTTCTTCGCAGGGCAGGACGCGCCGTACATCCTGAACTTTCTCGGCACGCTCGTACCGCTATCGAGCCGGCCGGGTACTGACTTTCCGGCTGACCTCCAGGTGCCGTTCCAGAACACCACGGAGGCGTCCCGGATTTCAGCATCGTTCTCGGGCAACATCTATCGCGTGTGCGTGCCGACGCTGGTCCGGGGACAGGCGCAGACGAATGACTACTGGTACGACATCCGGCGCAAACGCTGGACCGGACCGCATTCGTTTCCCTACGACTGCGCCGCACAATACGGCAATCAGTTTGTCATTTCTGGCGCCGCGTCAGGAGCGGCTCTGTTCGTCAGTTCGACCATTCCGAATTCGAACAGCACGTTCAATGACGCTGGCACGAATCTCACCAGTCATCTGCGCTCTTCCACGTTTCCGAAGACGAACCACATGGCGGAAGTTCAGGTTGTGGAATCGACGATCGAGCTGTCCTCGTCCGGACTCTCCACGACGTACAACATCACAGCGTACGACGACCAGAACAACACGCTGGGCTCGACCTTCGTACAAACGCCGCCTGTTGGCTCTCTTTGGGGCAGTTTTCTCTGGGGCGCGGCGAGTTGGGCGTCGAGCTTCAGCATTCCTCACGTGTACAGCATCCCGTGGACGTCCGCTCTCGTGTTCCAGAAGATGGCGATCGACGTAGCGGTCACATCCGCAGAGGGCGTCCAGATCGGCACCTTCTACGCGCGGTATGCGGACACCGGATATACGAATCAGGGGTAAAACATGTCGATCATCGGAGCTCTACCAGTCACGTTGGCGAACGGAAACACAGCCGATGCATCCCAGGTGATGACGAACCTGAATTTCATCATTAATGCTGTCAATGCGAACGCGCAGCCGGCCGGATCCTATGTAGCGCCGGGCACGCTCCCGGCGCCATCGGGCACCCGGATGGCGTTTCACCAGGCAGCGGCGCCGACCGGCTGGGTGAGCGACACGACGATCGGCAACCACGCAGTCATTATTTCTTCCTCCGGTGGCGCCGTGCAGAGTGGCCAGCAAAACTTCGGCGCTCTTCTTACCGGGAGTGTCTCGACGGGTGGTCACACGCTCACAGCATCGGAGATTCCACCACATACGCACGTCCTTCCGGGTGCGAGCGGGCAATACAACAGCTCCGGGAATCCGGGGTTTTTTACCACTGCGACCAGTTCTTCTCCATTCAATATAACCACTGATGGGGGGACTGGCGGCAACCAGCCACACTCGCATCAGCTCACCACGCAATACAACTACGTGGTCATGGTCATCGCACAAAAATCATGAAAAAGTGCCCGCTCATCAAAAAGCCCTGTATCGAATCGGGCTGCACGTTCTGGACTCATCTGCTGGGCACGAACCCGAACACCGGTCTGCCCGTCGACGAATTCGGCTGCTCGATCGCATGGCTTCCGATTCTGCTGATTGAAACGGCACGTCATACGCGAGGCGTGCAGGCTGCAGTCGAATCGACGCGTAACGAGATCGTGTCCCGCCAGGACATTCTGAATAGCGCGGTCCGGTCGGCACAGCGACAGGTGGACCGCACCGAGACCAAATCTTTGCCAGACGGGGAAACAAATGGACGATAACCGCACTTTGACAGAGGCCGATGTGAAGGCTATCGCCGCACAGATCGAGGTCGGCATTACACAGCGTTTTCAATTGAATGTTGGCCGCGGCGTGCTCGCGCTCGTATGGAAGGTCGTCCTGTATGCGCTGATTGCGACGGCGGCGTATGGCGCCGGCGGCGGATTCAAGAAAATATTCTAGGAGAAGGTCATGAGCATCTGGACTGGAATCGAAACGGAATTTAACGCGATCGTCGCCGACGCGCGGTCGATCCCCGAGAAGCTGGCGGCGCTTGTCGATCTGCACGGCAAGGCGCAGTCGCTCTCGTCGATCGAAAGCACAGTGACGTCGATCATCGAAGACGCGGCGAAGGCTACCGCCGACAAGGTGACCGAGATTCTGACGGCGGTCGGAAAGCTGTGAGCTCGTTCGACGACGCCTTCGTTGCTCTCATGGGCAATGAAGGTGGCTATTCGGATAATCCCGCCGATCCGGGCGGCCAGACCATGTGGGGGATTACTGCCCGCGTGGCGCGTGCGAACGGGTACGCCGGCGAGATGCGCATGCTCCCACAAAGCACGGCGAAACAGATCGCGAAGATGGTCTATTGGAATCCGTACTACTGCGACCAGTTCGATCCGCGCGTTGCGTTTGAGGTTTTCGACGCCGCATACAACGGCGGAAGGCCCGTAACCTGGCTTCAGACGGCCGCAGGTGTGAAGGTCGACGGCAACATCGGGCCCGTGACGATCGCAGCAGTGAATGCGGTTGACCCTCGCCAGATCGTGATGCGCTTCCTTGCCTACCGCCTGCGATACCTCGGTGATCTGTCCACGTGGCCAGCGTTCGGTCATGGCTGGGCCAACCGGATCGCGAACAACCTTCTGAAAGGAGCTGCGTGATGGCTGCGCTCGACCCTATTACCGCTGTCACTAACGTGGTCGGCGACGTTATCGACCGGATCTGGCCAGACCCTACTCAGGCTGCGGCCGCGAAACTTCAGCTCCTGCAATTGCAGCAGACGGGCGAGCTCGCGCAGATCACCGGACAGATGCAGATCAACCAGTCCGAAGCGCAGAGCACCGATCCGCTGCAGCACTGGCGCGGCGGTATGGGTTGGGTGTGCGTGTCCGGCTACGCGTGGAATTTTGTGCTGCAGCCGCTAACGAACGCCGTTGCCCAGATCATGGGCCATCCGCTCAACCTGCCGCCGATGGACCTGAGCGAGCTTTCGACGCTCACGCTCGGAATGCTCGGACTGGGCGGCCTGCACGTCGCCGAACGGATCAAGGGAGCAGCATGAGGAATCTAGTGAAAATCGCTGGCGGTATCGACACAGCGCCGACGTTGCTCGCCATTGCCCGCCAGCCTGGTCTATGGAATCGCCACACCGTGCGTACGGAGGGCGACGGCAACCCGCACGCTGATGTGTCGGACATCTGGCTTCGGTACAACGATGTCAAGCCGTACAAGGCCGCGGGCGACTTCACCGGCTTCAATGATCCGCATGACGCGATCTTCTATCCGGAATGGTATGCATTGCCGCAATTGCGGCCGATCGTGTTCGGCCTCATGGCTCGCGTGGAAGGCACGCGTCTGGGCGGTGTGCTGATCACGAAGATTCCCGCCGGCAAGCGTGTGCTTCCGCATGCGGACGATAGCTGGCATGTCCGGCACTTCAACACGAAGCTGTACGTGCCGCTGCAGTCGAATCCGAGATGCTGGAACCGCGTCGAGAACGAGGTGGTTTCAATGGCTCCTGGTGACGTCTGGTATTTCGACAACACGAAAGAGCATGAGGTCGTCAACGAAGGCGATGACGATCGCATCACGCTGATTGTCTCGATCCGGTGCGAGAAATGATCAAACACCACTTCTCGGCCGGAGGCGTGTACGCGCGCGAGCAGACACTGCATGCGGGCGAAGAGGTGCAAAAGCACGTTCACGACTACGACCATCTGAGCTACCTCGCGCTAGGTCGCGCGCTGCTCGAAGTGGACGGTGAATTGAGCGTGCTCGACGGGCCGTGCATGCTCGAAGTGAAGGCGGGCCGCGCTCATCGTATCCAGGCTCTGACGGACCTGACCTGGCTGTGTATCCACGCAGAAAGCGTGGCCGATGCCGAAACATTGATGAAGGGGTAAGCCATGCCGTGGGGAGTCGTTGGAGCGGTCGGAGCTTCGGTAGCTGGCGCCGCGGTATCGAGCGCCATGTCTCCCGGCACGTCCGGAGGTTCTTCCGGGGGCAGCTACTACGTACCGACCGGGCTGGCCACCGCAGACCAGACGTGGCAAGGATTGCTGTCGTCGCTGAACAACGACTATGCCAATCTGGATCTGAACCAGTACGGGCTCAATTCTCTGCAGGCAGGGGTGCAGGCAGGACAGCAATACGGCACCGCGTATCAGACAGCCGCGAACAATGCCGGCACTGGCTACACGAATGCTGGCACCGCGCTCACCGGTCTCGGCAATCTGGATCTGGCTACCCAGCAGTCGCTACTCGGCGCAGGGCAGCAGGTCTATAACATGGGTCTGGACCCGCAGAATGCGCTCTATGCCCGCACCGCCCAACAGCTTCAGGATCAGACTGGCGCGACCAATTCGATGTACGGTCTCGGGTCGTCGGCCGCCGGCGCTGGCGTCGCGAATCAGGCGATGTCGAATTTCAATATCGACTGGCAGAACAACCAGCTTTCACGCGCGGCGCAAGGCTTGTCCGCATATACCGGTGCCGCGAATACAGCGGGCAACTATGGACAGGCGGGCGCCACTGCCCTGACGCAAGCGCCTGGCTATACGCTGATGGGCGGTCAGGTTCCGTATCAGACCGCGCAGACTATCGCTGCAACTCCGGGAAACCTGGCGAACACGTATGGCTCGTTCCTGAACCAGAACGTGTACGGGCCGGCCGAGGGGATCATGGGCCAGACCATCCCGTATATGAACTACGGCCAGGGCGCCCAGAGCGTACCGTTCCAGGCGCAGTCGCAGGGTGCGGGCGCGCTCGGTAGCGCGGTCTCCCAGGGAATTACCGGCGTGGGAAATGCCGTGCAGAACGCGGGTGGCTTCAGCAACTTTTTCAACGGCACAACCGGGTCGTTTGGTAGTGGCGATTTCAGCGGCGCGTTCAACAGCAGCCCGTACTACAGCGGTGGCGGGAATTCGTACGGCTTCACGCTGCAATGAGGTGAATCATGGCCGGACTCTCAGGACTCCCGTATTTTCTGCAGTACCAGGATCAGGCTCAGCAGCAGGCCATGCAGCGCCAGTATGCGCAGATTCAGATGGCGCAGTTCCAGCAACAGCAACAGGACCGTCAACGCCAGCAGGCCGCGCTCGCCGCGGCGGGCAATGCGCTGCCGCAGTTGCTCGCTGGACAGCAGCAGCCGCAACTTCCGCCGCCGCCCGGTCAGGCGTCGCAACCGATGCAGCAGCCTCAAGGTATGCAACCTGCACCGCAGGGCATGCAGGCGCCGCAGGGAGGCGTGCCGCTGCCGTCCGGACCGGTTCCCGGCCAGATGAGTCGGCCGCCGTTGCCGGTCGGTGGTGCTGGCGGTGGAATGCCGGCGCGCGGTCTGCCGCCTTTCCGCCCGCTGCCGACTAGCGCATCGCCGACACAGGCGGCGTCTCCGGCATCGATTCCGGCGCCGCCGACGGCTTCGCCCGGTTCGCAGCAGCCCGCGCAAGGTCCGCTGACGCTCGAAAGTGCGGTCAAGGTGCTTCAGGATCAGGGGCTGAGTGGCGCTGATCTGATGGCGGGACTCTCGCAGCTCACGCCGATTCTGGACTCGCAGGCGAAGAGCCAGGCCGCGCAGTTGCAGCAGCAATTCCAGCACCAGCTGCAACTCGCGCAGTTGCAGGAGCGCTACGACTCGCTGCGCCAGCGCGCGGAAGATAACTCAGCCAATCGCGCCGATCGCGAGCAGGCTCACCAGGACTCGCTCGGCATCCAGCAGCAGATGCTGCAAATCCGCCGCGAGTCGCTGAACAGTCGCCTGCAGGGTGATCCGAATTCGGCGCTCGACAAGGAAGACCTCAGTTTCATGGCCCAGCAGTATCTCGCCGGCGACCGTACGGTATTGCAGAACCTTGGCCGCGGCGTTCAGGGCTCGAAGAACATCGTCGCTCTTCGCAACGAAGTCCGGAAGCAGGCGCAGGAGCAGGGCATGACAGGTCGGGATCTGGCTGCCTCGGTGGCGGAATTCGAGGGCGTCAAGTCTGGCGAGCGCGCACTCGGCACGCGAACCGCGCAGGCCGGGATGGCCGTCAACGAAGCGAGCCAGTTCGCCGACATCGCGCAGGAGGCGTCGAAGGCTGTACCGCGCAGCCAGTTTGTGCCGGCGAACAAGGCCCTCAATGCATACCAGACGAACACCGGGGACCCGAAGATCGTTGCTTTCGGTGCCGCGACGAATTCGCTGATCAACGCATACGCGCGCGCAGTGTCGCCGAGCGGCACGCCGACGGTGAGCGATAAGGAGCACGCGCGCGAGATGCTGAATACCGCGCAGACGCCGGAGCAATACGCTTCGGTGGTGTCGATGATGAAGCGCGAGATGGCGGCCGCCCAGCAGTCACCGGGGCAGGTGCGCAGCGAATTCCGCGAGGCGGTGACGCGCAAGGCGCCGATGGCCAATCCGCCACCGCCGGCGGGAGGCCTGCCCGCCGGATGGTCCGTCACGGAGCACTGATGACCAAGTTCACGTTCACATCGCCGGACGGGAAGAACTACGACGTGGAGGGTCCCGATGGCGCGACTAAGGAACAGGCCTTTGCGATCCTGCAGCAGCGTATCGGATCGCCTGGTGCTGGCGCTTCATCTCCAACGCCGGGCGGCGCTCCTGCGCCTGCTGCAAAGCCTGCAGCAGATCAATCGCCACAGAGCATGACCGGCTTTGTCGGTGGAAACCTGGCGAAGGGCGTAGCGGGGGCAGTCGGGCCGGTTGCGGAGAAGGCGCAGAGCCTCATCGATCTGCCTGCGAAAGCATTCGATAAGGCGCTCGACATGGTGACCGGCGGCATGTCCGGCAAACAGAAGCCGGTGTCGGCGTTGCCGAAAACGGCGGATAAGCTGCCGGTGAGCGATGACGCTCTGCAGGCGGCGATGAAAAAGCTCGGCATCATCACCAAGTCAGCTGAGCCTCGCACGGCTGCTCAACGATACGGTGCGGCCGCACTGCAGGCATTGCCCGCCGCCGCTCTGCCGGGTGCAGGTGAGGGCGTGATGGGCCGTGTTCTCCCGCAGCTTGGCGGCGCGCTGGGTGGGCAGGCGGGGCAGGACATCGGCGGCGCGCCGGGGCGTCTCGCGGGCACGTTACTGGGGGGCGGCGTTGGCGGCCTCGCGACTACCCGTCCGGGCCAGATCTCGCGGCCGCCGCAGTCGGAAGCCGCGCGCGCCTCGGAGTCTTCGGGCATCCCACTCACGCTCGGGCAGGAAACCGGGAGTTCGTCGCTTCAGTTCCTGGAAAACCGGCTGCGCGAGCTTTTTCCGTCGAAGGGTACCGCGCAGGTCGACGAGGCGAAACAGATTGCGGCCGGCGCCGCGCGCGTGAATCAACTCGCGGACCAGTTGAGCACGCAAAGCGTTGCGGATCCGGAGGCGATCGGTAACCGGCTGCGGTCTGCCTACGTCGATACCGTGGGCAAGATCGCTGCACAACGTGACAAGCAGGCATCTTCCGATTACGGCAAGGTGCGTGCCCTCGCGGGCAACAAGCCGGTGATCAAATACCAGAACGTCACAGACGAACTGCAGAAGATCATCGAGGAAAACAAAAACGTGCCCGCCGGCGATGCGAAGAAGATCGCCAGTCAGGCGCGCGGGCTCCTGGATCAGCTCACCGAAGCGCAATCAGGTCAGTCTGCGTCGCCTATCGTCCTGCCTTCAGGTCAACCTGCGCGTCTGCCGACTCCGCCCACGCCCGCTGCGAAGGCGGCGACCGTGTCGGATGCGATGAAGACGCGTGCGGCATGGGGCAAGGCGGCCCGCCGTACCGGCAACATCTTTTCCGACATCGACCCGAACGCGAACCAGATGCTGGCCCGCCGGCTGTTCGGCGCGATCAACAAGGACTTCGATGCAGCCAGTACGGATGGAACGCCGATCGCGAAAGCGCTGAAGGACGCGAACCAGAACTATGCGAAGGCGTCGAAATCGATCGAATTTATCGATCAGTCGGCGCTTGGAAAGCTGCTCGGCAAGGACGTAACGGACGCCGCGTTTTCCAACGAGACGTTCTCGACGAAGGCGCCCGAGGCGATCGCGAAACGTTATCTCACGATGCAGCCGAGCCAGGCGGCTCAGGTGACCGCGATCCTGCGCGAGCACGCACCGCAGGTTCTGCAGGATGCCAAATCGTTCGTGCTGCGCAACGGGTTGGAGCAGGCGACGAACAGCGGTCCCGGTGCATCGGGAATTTCGTTCGCCAGATTCCGCAAGGAAATCGACAGAGTGCAGCCCAAGCTGGAAGAGATGGGATTCACCGCGAAAGAGATCAGGGACATCAAGGATGTTACCGACACGATGGCGCGCGCGGGCGATCGCACAGGAGCGAATCCATCGGGCACGTCTGCCGCTGGCCACATGCTTGGCACCGCGGCGATCGCGCTGGCACATCCAGTCGCGGCCGGTGCGTCCATCGTCACGCCGTGGATCGCGTCAAAAGCGCTGCTTTCAGAGCCGGGCCGCGAGCTGCTGCGCAAGGCTTATGCAGCAGGCACGCCGGCGGCGCGCAATGCCGCCCTCGGCGCGCTGCGTGCCAAGTTTGGCCAGACCGTTACCGGAGCGCCGCAGCAATGAGAATTCTTGCAATCGATGTCGGCTCGAACTGCCTTGACTGGCTGATGCGCTGCCAGGACCATGGCCATCAGGTTGCGTGGTACGACCAGCCGCGCGCCGACGGTACCGACCGGCACGCCGGCGAGGGAATCGTGCCGAAGATTCGCGATTTCGATGAGCTGAGAAGGAAGTGGCTGGGGTGGGCGGACCTGATTTACACGCCGGATAATGTGAAATATCTGACGATGCTCGAACCGTACCGCGCGATGGGCTATCCGATCTATGGCTGCAATCTCGCCGCAGTCGAATGGGAGCTCGACCGCGAGATGGGACAGAAGGTCATGGAAGAGTGCGGTATGCGCATCATCCCGGGCAAGACGTTCCACGACTACGATTCGGCAATCGAGTATGTGAAGCGCGAGTGCAAGCCGTTCGTGTCGAAGCCGTCCGGCGACGGCGAGCGTGCGATGTCGTACGTATCGAACAGCGCCGCCGATATGGTCTACATGCTCAACCGCTGGAAGAGGATCGACAAATACCGCGCTGCGGCGCGCGCCGACGGCTTCATCATGCAGGAGAAGATCGACGGCATTGAGATGGCGGTAGGCGGCTTCTTCGGGCCCGATGGCTGGTCGAAGGTCTGGATCGAGAACTGGGAAAACAAAAAGCTGATGAACGGCGACCTCGGCGTGAACACCGGCGAGATGGGCACGACGGTGCGCGCGGTGCGCAAGTCGAAGCTGGCCGACGAGGTGCTGACGCCGGCCACCGAGCATCTGAAGCGTATCGGGTACGTCGGCTACGTCGACGTGAACTGCATGATTCCGACCGACGGCAAGGGTCCGTTTCCGCTCGAGTGGACGATGCGTGATGGCTGGCCGATCCGGCACAACCTCACGGCGCTGATCGAGGGCGATCCTGCGCAGTGGATGAAGGACAAAATCGAAGGGCGCGACACGCTGAAGATCCGCATGGACGAGGTATGCATTTCTGTCCTGATGGCGCTTCCCGACTTCCCCTATTCGAAGGTCACGAACAAGGAACTGTGCGGCATCCCGATCTACGGCGCCGAAGACATGGAGCACCTGCATTTTTCGGAGGTCATGATGGGCACGGCGCCGCGCGAGGTGAATGGCAAGGTGGTCGACCTGCCGGGGCCAGTGACCGCCGGCGACTATGTTCTGATCGCCACCGGCACCGGCGAGACGATCACCGGCGCGCGCCGCTCTGCGTATAGCGCGATCAAGAAGGTGAAGATTCCGAACAGTCCGTTCTATCGGACCGACATCGGTGTCGGCCGGCTGAAGAAGCAGTTGCCCGATCTTCAGCGCATGGGTTACGCGAACGGGTTGGGGTACTGACATGAAACGCGCGAAACGTGCGGGCTTGATCTCGGAGCAATCCATCAAGGAAGCGCTGACCGAGGCGAAGGGAGACATCTTCCTCGCGTCGACGACGCTCGACTGCACGGCGCGCGAACTGGATGGCTACATCCGCGCTTCCGCCGAACTTCAGCAGTTCGCCGCGGCGATTGAGAAGGTCAAGATCGATCCTGCCTACTCGCGCATGAGCGTCGAGCAGTTCGAGAACCGTCTGGCGGATCTGAGCCTCGCCTACAAGATCGTCGGCATCGAGGAGTTGCACAAGCTGGCCACGATGTCACACCAGAACAGCGGCGCGATGGCGAAGGTGAAGTTTCAGGCGGCGCTCGCGCTGCGCGGCGGTCACCAGCAGGTCGCGGGCGACAGGGAGATCGAGCACGCGCTAAGCGAGCTGAACGCCCTGTATCACCAGAACGCCCCCCGCATCAAGGAGATCCGGCAGACAGTGATCAAGCTTGAAGGTGGTCAGGAAGTCCCTCAAGTAACGATCGAACTGCAGCCAGATCAGCCATAGCCTCGAGCCTGCGGCGCTCGACTCGTTCCCAGTCTGGCTCGACGTCCGGATAGGCCTGCACCCTCTCTAGCGCGATGTGCCCGAGTCGCGCCATTTCCTTGATCGCCGCGCGATGCCCAGCCTCTCTCACTTCCTTCCTGAACGCGCAGCGGCCGGCGCCGATCCATTCCCACGCGGCTTGGAATGCGGCGAATTCCGGCTGCAGTCGGGGTTTCATCACCCATTCCTCTGTCGGCTTCAGGCTGGCGCGCATGTAGGTCACATGCTGGCGCGGTACGCCGGTTTCCCGGGCCAGCTGATCGTCTGAGATGCGCCGGCCGTGAGCGGCCCGCCAGAGCAGCCTCAGCGCGTCGACGGTGGGCGTGCGCAGTTCGATGCATTCCTCGTGCACGCGCCACGTGTGTGGCCGCGGGATGACCGTATATTCGGCGATGTGCTGGCTCGACTGAACAATGCGCTGCATCGTCATCGGGCACTCGACAAAAACAAGCACGTCGGCCGCGCCAGATTTGTCGGAGAATGCATATTCGTCGATCAGCACGCCACCGTTCTTGCGCCATCTTTCATGCTGCCCGCGCGTGGCGTCTTTCCAGAATCCCCATTGATACACGGGCAGGTCGGCGATCAATACCGACCTGAAAAACACCGGCTTGATCGTCGTGTATCCGCGGTTCACGAGGACGTGCGTGAAGTCTCCATGGGCGCGCCGGATCGACGTGGGAATGTCGTTCGTCGCGTATAACTTCATTGCGTAGCGGATGCCGGGCAGGGCGGCGCGGTCGGTGCCGTTGTCTCACAAGGACGTAGTTGCGGGCCTACGGATGGGATAAAGCGCGGCGTTGGCGAGGGCGCGTCGCCGCCCCCACCGCATGCACCCAGAAGCATCACCGTCGACAAAATCGCGATCATTTTCATGGTCAACCTCACGTGTGGAGCAACGTCGAGATGCTCTAATTTTTTCTTGTCGCGGTAACCGTGGGCGGCGATAGATTTCAGCGCTTCTCGTCGAGGTAGTCTGCCCACTGCTGCATCATCTTGCGGCGCTCCGGCAAATACTCTGCGTGCACGTAGGCCGCCGTGACCTGATTGCGCTCCGCGTGAGCCAGTTGGCGATCGACGACGTCGCGGCTGTAGCCGAGTTCACGCAATACCGTGGCCGCCAGTCCGCGGAACCCGTGGCCGGTCATGCGGGACTTGTATCCCATGCGATACAGCGCAAATAGCATGGTGTTGTTGGAAATGGGACCTTTGCTCCTGCCTTGCACGCTGTAGAAGAGATGCTTTTCGGCGCCATTCAGCTTTCTCAATTCTTCGATTGTTTCGAGAGCCTGCTTCGAGAGCGGCACGATATGCGGATCCCGCATCTTCATGCGCTCGGCCGGAATGCGCCATTCGCGCGCCTGCTCGTCGATCTCGGTCCATTCCGCATTGATCATCTCGGTCGTGCGGACGAAGGTCAGCGCCATAAAACGCAGTGCGAGACGCGTCACCACGTCGCCCTGATATTCGGCGATGTCCTTCATGAGCTGCGGGATCTCGACCGGCTTCACCCGGGCCATGTGCTTGACGCCGGTCCCTTTCTTCAGCACGGTTTCAGCGTCGATATCCGCAGCCGGGTTGCGCGAGCATCGGCCGGTCATGATGCCGTACTGGAAAACAGCGCGCGATCGCTGGAGCACCCGCTTGGCCGTCTCGCGTACGCCGCGGGCTTCGATCGCGCGCACGATTTCCAGCATGTGAGGTGCCTCGATGTCTCCGATCGGTTTGGCACCGAGTTTCGGGAAAACGTCCACTTCGAGCGAATTGATCACCTTGCCGCCGTAGACTTCTGTCCAGCCAGCCTTCTGTGACTCGAACCACTCGCGGGCCACCGCCTCGAACGAGGACACCGCCTCAAGCGCCCGCGCGCGCTTCACTTCCTTTTTTTCCTCAGACGGGTCTTTGCCCGCGGTCAGCAATTGCCGTGCAGCAAGACACGCTTTGCGCGCATCCGCCAGGCTGACTTCGGGGTAGACACCGAACGATGCGAGTTTTTCCTTTCCGTCAAACCGGTACTTCATGCGCCAGTAGCGCGAGCCGTTGGGCATCACCTGGAGATAGAGCCCCTTGCCGTCGGCGAGGCGATAGGGCTGTTCGGCCGCCTTGGCCTTGCGGACTTGAAGCTCGCTCAGAGGCGCGATCTGCTTGGGCATGATGTGGGGGTATCGAATTTGGGGGTATTCGGCGATATCCCCACCGATACCCCCAACGAATCTGGCTTGTATTGGGAAGATATGGGCAATGATGGCAGCAAAAAGCCCCGCAGCGCAAGGCTTACGGGGCTTTTCTGGGCAAACTTGGGAGATGCTGGGAGGCTATCTGGTCCCCCTGACAGGAATCGAACCTGTATCTAGCGCTTAGGAGGCACTTGTTCTATCCATTGAACTACAGGGAGATGGATATCTGCGATGCGACGACTGAGCATTCGCCGCTATCAACTTCAGTCTGACCCGCGGGCGTTTCCGGCCTTTCTGCTTCTTCCTAAATGAAGCGCCGCGACAGCCGGTGAACCCAGTTTACAGCAGTCTCTGCCTTGCCCGAGTATGCGAGCGAGCGCAGAGTATAACAAAAAGCGATTAAAACCAGAGATGCCGCAAAGGCCCGGACGCCGGCGAGTGAGGTCGAGATCGACAGCGGCCAGGCGGCCGTTGCCGGCACCGCCATCGACGTCGGCCCACTTACGATAAAAGTGCCGCGGGGCTCCACCGAGTCCGCTCTACGCGTCGCCATAAAATCGATGCAGACGACAATCCGCAGCGCCCGCACGATGTGTCCGAAACTAACGCAGCAGCAAATCTGACGACGCAGCGCGTCGTCAGATTTGGGCAAGAATAAAGATAGCCAGTAGCACGTCACGGATCCCCTATCCGCGCTCTCAAGACGCTTCCAGATCCCAACCACGAACCCGATCACGAACGCGCCCTCCAAAGCAACCGACTCCCCCCATCCCCCTCAAAAGCGACCCCGATACGAGATCGCGACGGTGTGCCCCCGCGCATCGCGACTGAGACTGATAGCCCAGTTAGTCAGCAATGCCCCCGACAACGCGCCCGCTATATCCGCGGCCAGATCCTTGTAGGAAAAGCCACTGCTGCGGCAGGTACCGTCGATGCCTTCCTTGATCAAGCCAGGTATCGTGCCGATGAGTGTGCCGTAAATGACGGGATGCTCGGTGTCGCGCGTCAGGTAAGCGCCGAGCGCACCGAAAGGTGCGGAGACCGCAAAATGTTTCAGCTTGTCGCTTTGAAACCAGCCATCCGATGTTTGGAAACGGTATCCGCCGCGTCCGCCATCGCAGTCCACCCCGGCGTACGCCGCAGTACTTGCCGCAAGCAGCATCGCGAGCGCGATGCCGTGTCTCCATGTCGTTGTCAT